TACCAGTATCAAATTTTGCTCTAATAAGATTTTTTTCTAACCCATCAAGTTGTATACTTTCAATATATCCAACTTCTTGTCTCATTAATGGTCTTCTATTATGATCATCACTAAACCATAATAATATTTCATCTAATATATCAAAATCTGAAATCCTTTTAGTTTTCTTTCCTGTTTCTAAATCATATCCTAAGAAATGTGATCGTATTCCTGGACTACCATTTACTTCTAATATATAAAACTTATCGCCTACTTTACAATGGTCGACTCCACAATATGAAGCACCTGTACATCTAGCTGCATTTATCACTAATTCTTTTTCTTCAGCTGATAAACTATATGGTAAAGTTTCAGCGCCTAAATGTACATTATTTCTAAATTCCTTTCCGTCTTTTTTTCTTCTTTCAGCTGACCCCACTATTTTATTGTTTATTACAAGTGTTCTGATATCCGATTCTAATTTAAAATATTCTTGTATTAATAAATCAGCTTTAAATTTCCATAGAGATTGACATACAGATATTAATGAACTCATATCATTAACTTTTGATACCCCAATACCTTGTGTACCTCTTAATGTTTTAATAATTACAGGAAACTTACCACCTATTTTCTTGTGTGCTTCCTCAATAGATTTAACATTATTTACAATAGCTGTTCTAGGTACTGATATATTATTTCTTTCAAGTGCAAGTGTTGATGTCATTTTATTATCACATAGTAACATTGTTTCTAAATCATTTATTAAAAAGAAACCAATGTTCTGTAATGTAGAAATTAATGCTTGAGATGTTAACGATTTTAGAGCTCCAGCTCTTACAAATACTATTGTATTTTGTACTGTAATATCGATTTCATTATCCTTACCATCATAATTACGTATCTTTACTGAACCAATTTCAACATCACTTGAAACCATATAAGCTTCTTCAATATCAATTAAAGTATTTTTAATTTTTCTTTTATCGCAAACCTTCTGCATCAATTCCGCAAAGGTACCCTCCTCATCGCCGAGGCCCATAATTACTACATGTAAATCCTTAGCAGGAGTTACATCTTCTGTTAAAAATTTTGTGAACTTTTCCATTCTGTTTCAAACCATATATTTCCGTCGTCATCTTTTATATATTTATTAGTTTCAGATTCTCCATTGTCTATAAGTCCAAAAGGTAACATGTCATCTTGTATAGCTTTTAACCTTTCGTTATATAACATAGTCTTCATATCTATATTTGTAATTGTTTGGAATATGTCAGTAGTTGTAAACCATGCAAACATAACCAAATTCATCATTAAATCATCATGATTTGGTGGTATTGCACACCATGAATTTGCTTTAGATACAAAAGTACTCATTTCAATAATTGTATCTGAATCATAAATCATTAATTTTTTCTGTTCTAATAATTCTTTTATAGATGAACAACCAATTCTTTTAACTCTTTTTGTCATTGTACAACCTAAAGCATTAGCTTTAATTGTTGATTCAACAAACATGTTTTCGTATTCTATTTCATAATATAAACCATTACATACTATGCCACCTTGGTCATTACTTTCGATTACCACATATGCTTCATTGTATGTTTTTGCATACTTATATATTATATCAGGTAATAACATTGGTGATATATTATTATCTCTAAAAGTAGCTACCTGTTGAAAAGGAGTTGTACTTACATCTATAATTGTAAATGTACTATAGTCTTGAGCTCTACCTTTAGATACATCAACGGTCATTACATAATTATGACCAATTTCTGGCTCAACATATACATTAATGTTTTCTTTATAATATAACGGAGGCCTACTTTGTTGTGCTAATAATGTTGAAGCATCTATTAATGTATTACCTCTACCATGGAAGGTGTTACCAAACTCTTGGTCAAATTGTAATTCGGATGTATTCGCTATTGTTGTTTCTTTCCACTTTTCGTCTCTTCCTGGTACATCCCACCAGTCTACACGAAAAGGTTTAAACTCATTTGTTTCTTGTACAGCACCTTCCCATAGTTTATGATATACATTACCTATACCATTTGCTGTTGAAGTAATAATAACTTTAGTATCAGTACCTGCCGATACCACCGGATATGTTGATGTATAAAATTGAGCATCATTTTCGACAAATGCAAACTCATCAAGGAATAGTAAGTTAATAGAAAGACCCCTGATAGAACTACCCGTTGTTGCTGATGCTATAATTTTTGAATTATTACTAAATTCCAATGAACCTTTATTAAGTGATTTACATCCTGGTTGTAAAAAGAAAGGTAAATTTTCTAGTGCTAAAGTAATCCTAGATAACATTTCTCTAGCAACTGCACCTTTGTTTGCCAATACTGCAATTGTTTTTTCTGGATAAAATATCGCATACCACAATAAAAATACTACTGATGATATTGATTTACCACTTTGTCTACATGCTAATACAATATTAAATCTATTTTCTTTAAACTGTTCAAACATATTTCGTTGATAATCATATAGCTGAAATGGTATTAACCCTTCATCTAGTGAAATAATCTTTACATATGTTTCTGCGAAGTATGAAGGATCCTCCATACATTTTTGATATTCTAAAATTTCATCTTTAGTAAATGATGTTTCAACACCATCTCTTTTGACGTTAGGATTTCCTAAGTAACCTAATTCGTTATTCTTTATCGTTGACATCGATTACTGTATCCTTTTGTAATAACATTCTTTGTAAATCTGTTGTGCTACCTACAAAGACATTGTTATTAGTTACCTTTTTAGCTTCGTCCCTTTCTTCTTTTGTGATATCTGCTTTATCTTTTTGCAGTTTCATTAATTTTTCAGTAGTATCACCTATATCTTTAATAGTTTTTGATAAAACTTCAAAGGCTCGCGGGTGCTCGCTCTCGCGTGCGAGCTCAGCTAAAACATCTAAGGACCTAGTACCGGTTTGTATTAAATCTCGATATGTTCTTCTAGAAAAATCATAATCATCTTTCACATCTTTATCAAGCTTAATCGGTCTGTCCTTTAATGTTGTAGGGACATTCTTCTCTAAGTTTTTCATCATCTTATCTTTATCCATTATTCACCTTCAGTAATTGTTGTTGTGACAGTATAGTTATCAGCAGTGTCTGTATTACCTACTGTAAAGTCCATCTGTTCAAATGTTTTTGTAGCATTTTCTTTATCATGAAAATCAATGTTAATTTCTCTAATAACATTAACATCAGCAGTTGGTCCATAAAACTTCATCTTCATTGTAAAGTCTAGTTGATATATTAAAACTCTTCTTTCTTCAAATCCACCTTCGTATTGATCATCTATATTTACATTACCTAAAATTACTTGTACATCTTGTTTATGATCAAATCCATCTACAGGTTTAATTGTTACTGAATATTCAGGTTGAAAAAATGGTAATATTTGTTCTACTATTTGAAGTCCATCATCTTGATTTTTTACCATTATATATAATGACATACCTATATTATATGAAGTATGGTGTTTAATAGTTTTCTTTTTATTTACATCACTACCATGCGATTCACTAATAACATTTCTTTTTTGTAATTTTTGAGTTTGGTCTAATTCCAAACTAGTTATTTCAAAAGCCATCCTTGGCAACTTAATAGCTAAAGGAGCATCAATACCAGTCTCTTGATCTAATCTTGCTAAAAACTTTTGTTTCGGTCCATAAGCAAGTGGTACTTTAACTTGGTTTAGTACACCTCCTCCCGATGCTTTTCTGATTACTCGAATATTATTAAATAAAGTACCAAAGACCGCAACGGACTTTCTCATTGTAGCGTGATAAAAATGATCTCCAAACATTAGGGTTCTCCAAATGGATTACTTTCACTGAAATCCATAAATCCAGACTCAAAAGCCTCAAAGGCAATATTCTCTGCAGCTCCATCAGTAATAAATGCTTCACCTGATTCATCAGCTAATCCATATATCTTTGTGATATTAACACTATATCCTGAATCATCTCCAACTAAAGGTTGTGTAGCTGATACTATAAAATCCCTAGCATCATTGGATCCAGTGACTCCTATGTTTTGTAAGTAGAGTTTACCTACTGTATTTGAAACTTTATCTCTTGAAGCAACTTCTCCAAATACCACGATTGCTGGAGTATCTCCTACCGCATCTACTTGTGTTTGCCTTAATACTTCTCCTACTTCTGGATGATTGCCACCCGTAACTGATACATCAACCACAACTTGGAAACTATTTTGTGATATTTTATTATCAATAATATCCAGGCCTGTTTCGAAATCTTCATCATTGTATTCAAATAATGAACATTGCATTTTATATACAGGTAAATTTGATAATTGGAAGAATGGTGAATCATCTTCAACATATGAAATCTCAAAGAATGAGTTTGTCATAGGCAAGAATATTAAATCACCCTCCTGTGGTCTAGGGTCTGTTCTTGTATCAAATCGACCTATAGACTGATTCCACATTTTACGTGATACCACGAATGTAGCTTCATCTCGTATCTCTAATCCAAACTTAGAATATAAATCTCCTTGACCTTCAAATGCTTCAACATTTTCAAAATACATTTCAATTAAATAAGCGTCATCAAAACTAGAGGCAGGATCCTCATTTAAAATATTATCACGGTTTATTAAAGTACGAGGTATATAATAGACATCTTGTCCATATATTTTTAAAGATTCAATAATTAAATCTTCATATAAATTTTGCTCTGACTTTACCGCCTGACTGAAATATACGTTTCTTGGCATATATTATCCTGTATAAAAATCAACTGGTGCTTCCCAGTTAAGTCTTGCTTCTTCTTCTAATCTTTCTAAATCTGCAACAGCATCATCATATAATTGTCTTCCGTTAAATGTAACACCACCTGGCATTTGCATTCCTTCAAACTTTAATAGGTTTAAACCCCATTGTTTTTTAATTAAAGCTGTACAATATTTTTTTAAGTAATAATCGTTATATACATCGGTATATGTATCAGGATCTATAATCCTATAACATTCTACTACTAGTTTATCACCTATTACAACTTCTTCAGACCAATCCATATGAATTGTTAATCTATTTTTATGTCTTTCAAAATTAATATGTTTTTCATCTGAATCTACAACCAAATCTAATAGGTTTAAGTATTCCATACTCATAACGTATTCAGATAAGCTTCCCATAAACCCTAGGTTATATAAATCATTTAAATGTAATTGATATCTTACATCAAACATTTTATCACCCGTTTCACTATCGTTTAAAGGCATAAGCCTAATGACATCTGTAATTAAATCATTAATTGGTATATAACCATTATCGATATCTGTTTGTGTAATAGTATGTATTAAGAAAAACTTTTCTATTGCATCTTGATGATAATGTTGGTAAAACTGTAAAGCCTCATCTACCCTGTCATCAAGCTGATCATCATCGATATTTACTTCAATAACAGGAGCACCTAATGCTCTTAAGCAATAATCTTTGAGTGTATCTTTACTGTTTGGTTTTGCCATTTTATTATTCTCCGCCGTCTTCTTCTTCTTCTTCAGCTGGTGGTGTAATTGCTCCAACAGCAATTTTATTTTCAACTCCAGCGCCTACTTCAGCAACCCTAGCTTCAGTTAGTGGTACACTATATACATCACCTTCAAAAACTGCATTTACAGCACGAGTATGTGTTAATGCAGGATCATCTGAAGTAAATGTTACTTCAACGGTTGTTTCACCTTCGGCTGGTGCTTCGTATGTCCATGTTACTGCCATTTTATTTTTCTCCCATATTTTCGAGGTTATTTAATCTTTCCTCTAATCTATTTATAATGGTTTGTTCCTCTTTTATTAACTCCAAAGTGCATTGCAAACATCTAGAACTTCTTGTGGTTCATCGATTATTGTGTCACCACTATTAAAAGCAACTTGAATTTGTGACTCTGCAGGTAATTCACTATCTTCTGTATCGTCAAAAACTACTTTATAAGTAACAACAATTTGCCAGCTGTCTACAGTTGGTTGACATTCAATTCTACGAACTGTTTTTGTTTTTGTTATTGCCATTTTATTTCTCCTCTAATTTTTTAATTCTATTAACTAATTCTTCATAGCCTTCAAATGTTTCTAGCCCACATTTAGAGTGAGCAAGTTCTTTTAATCTTTCTATTTCTTCTTGTTGTTCTTTTATAGCTTCAATTAGCACTGGCACTAAAGCTGAATAGTTTACGACTTTCATATCACTTAGTTCTCCTAAGCTATCTTGAATTGTATTTACTACTTCTGGTATAATCTCTTCAACTTCTTGAGCTATCAGACCTAATTGATTTGTACCCTTATCTTTATTTTTCCAATCGTATTTAACACCTTGTAATTTATTAATTTTATCTAGTGATGAATCTAAAGGAACTATATTTTCTTTTAATCTTCTATCCGATGCTGTAAGAGTTGATGAATATGCAATCACATCTCCATTTGAGTGGAAAGCACCAGTAGTTCCTATCATCTTAAATCCAGCAGTAGAGTTTGAAGTCCCATTAAAATAAATTGAGCCATCGTCCAAATAAATATTACTGTTGCCTCCAAATCCTTTTAGATTTAGATAGAAGTCATCATCATCAACTGAACCTACATTTAAAGTACTTGATGCGAATTGCATATTCTTACTTGGAGAACTTCCCACTGTAAGCTCTAGTGGATACATTCTTCCAGCATTGTTTATTCTTGTAACATTACCACTATCTTTAACATCGCTATAAAGCTTTATTGGTGTGTAAAAACTTGCAGTGCTACCATCAAAACGCAGCCTTGTATAACCGCCTTGACCAATTACAACATCACCTGTTCCTGAAATTACGAAGTCGTCTGAACTTCCACCAAGAACAGAAGAGTTATCACCAATATATCCTGTTCCAACAGTACTTCCACCAGGACCACCCATCTCAAAGTCCATACGCTGACCATAGGTTCCTCGGTATACTCTTTGATAAGGTGCAGCACTTATTTGAGTTGAGCTTGATGAATAAGCTATAGCACCAGCTGTTGAAGATGTATTAATATCTATGCCGTCTACTGTATCAGCATCTAAACCAGAACCTGAACCATCGTTACCAGCATTCCAGAAGAGATACCCAGTTCCCCATGAAGTTGAATCATAGTTTTGTTTAACAATCCACAAACTCGTATTATCGTATTTACTTGATACAAGAGCAGTTGATTTTTTTACATCGCCACCATTATAAGATGAATTCCAAAATACATCATTCCAAGATCCGCCAAATCCAAGATTTGAACTACTAAGCATAGCAATTTTAAATTTACCAGAGTTGAATGTACTTGAGTTTGGCTTTTCATTTCCTCCAGAAGAATAGTGACCACCTAAATATGAACCAGCAGCATTACCAGTTGAAGTATATGTCTTATTATTAGATAACGATGCCTGTGCATAATAAGAACCATGCTGTCCATCTAGTACATCTGCATCTAATCCTGAGCCTGAGCCATCGTTACCTGCATCCCAAACAGTATTTCCTGCTCTTTGTAAAGCACCACCATTTGATTGTAAGTTAAGAGTAAAACTTGCAAAGTCAGAAGCTCTTGCAGCTTGTAGTGCAACCTTATATCCACCTGTTGAATTTAATGAGGCTACATATAAGTAAACATCTGAACCACCAATTCTTGCTTGAGCAACTGAATCACTATTTAAAGCAGCTGGCCTTGTTACAGAGTTTCCTATATTAACTCTACCATTTAGACTAAGAGTACCTGAAGCAGAATCCGTTGCATCGCTTCTCAAGAATTGACTTGAATCTAAACTGTCTAA